TACACGTAAGGAGTCGTCGGCAGCGTCAGATGTGTATAAGAGACAGAATTTAATACCAAAGTGTTGCATTTATGTCACATAACGACAGATTAATCACGAATTGTTACAAAATGTAATTAGGTGTTGACATTCGATGGGACCCTCTGTATAATACACGAATCGATTCGGTGGTGGAGGTATACCCCTACATCTACAAAACAAAGAAATTAGTTCAGGTGTGTCAAACTGCCGCATATAACAAAGTGCAACAAAGTTGTAACAAAAGTTTATAACATCGGCTACCCACTTAAGAATCACCTATAAAACAACAAAAAAGATTCGTTCTAAAACAAGGGCTTATAAAATAGTTTAAAATTGTGTGTTACAAACCACAAAAAAAGCACTTATATAATAGTAAGAAAGCTATACTTAAGTATATAACTATAGTTTTCAGCATATATAGTTTTTTCTTCTTTAACTAGTAAAGAAAAAACAGACATAAGTTTAATACTTATGTATAGAGACAATCTCCTAAATTGTTTTGTCGTTCTCATTCAACCAAGACGTAACTTTCCAACTGGTATAGCAGAGTATGGTTTTGCCGATGGATGAGAGCCACAAAGCAATTTATCTGTCGTTAAGAACATGAGCATCCAAGCAATCCCATATAGTGAAGTTATAGCCAAGAAGGTTAAAGAGGGCATACGTAATGGTGTGTCTGTTAAAGATATACTTGCGTCTATACAAAAGTATCAAAACGCCCCTAGCTCTACAGCTACCTTCTATAAGCTCTATGGACAAGACATAGCTGACACTAAAGCTGATATTGTAGGTCAAGTAGGTTCTGTCGTTATACAACAGGCCCTTGACGGTGACTTTAAGGCAGCAGAACTATTCCTACGTTCTAAAGGTGGTTGGTCTCCTACGTCTACTGTTAATGAAGTTGAACAGTCAGAGAACCCCGACGAAGACGAATCAGCTATTGACTCCCTAATTACCCTTCTAGGAAAGACTAAGCCCGATGCAACCCCAAGCGAAGATAACAGCTAACATCTTAAGAGACCTTCCTGATGAGGAAGTAGCTGCTATTCTGAAAGAGCTAGGCCCAAAGAAAGCGGAAGAGCTAAGACATGATTGGGGATTTTGGGCTAGACCTGAGCAACTGGAACCTGAAGGTACATGGAACACATGGGTCGCCTTGGCAGGACGTGGTTGGGGTAAGACTAGAGCAGGTGCAGAGTGGGTTCGCCATCGGATTAGAAGCGGTGACAAGATTGTACACTGTGTCGCCCCTACAAAAGGTGATGTCCGAAGAGTTATGGTTGAAGGTGACTCTGGTCTTCTAAATGTATGTTGGGGTGGTGATGAGACATATCGTGGTAAACACATTGGTTTTCCTGTTTGGTCTCCCACGAACAATAGCTTAACATGGGAGAACGGCAGTAAAGCCGTATTCTTCTCAGCAGAAGACCCAGAACGTCTTCGTGGCCCACAGGCTTACAGCGCATGGTGTGATGAGCTTTGTGCTTGGCGTAATGCTCAAGACACTTGGGACATGATGATGTTTGGTCTACGTCTAGGTAAACACCCTAAAGTGTTTGTGACTACTACCCCCAAGACTACAAAACTAATAAGAACAATCCTAGACGATGAAAAGACGACGATCAGTACAGGCAGTACGTATGATAATGCTGCTAATCTTGCTGACACTTTCCTTGATGCAGTCAGGAAAACCTATGAAGGTACACGTCTTGGTCGCCAAGAACTTTATGCCGAAATACTTGACGAAGCATCGGGTGCTTTATGGAACAGAACTCTCTTAGCTAAATGCGAGATTGAGAAAGACGAAGTACCACAACTTAGTCGTGTCGTTATTTCCATCGACCCTGCTGTTACTTCTAACGCAGAATCAGACATGACAGGTATTGTCGTAGCAGGAATTGACGTAAATGGGATAGCCTATGTGCTAGAAGACCACACTGGTCGTTATACACCACAACAATGGGCATCCAAAGCTATACAGTTATATAGAGATCACATGGCTGATCGTATTGTAGCTGAACGTAACCAAGGTGGTGATATGGTACGCCATACACTGCACACAGAGGATGAAACAGTTCCTGTAAAGCTCGTCCACGCTTCTAGAGGGAAGATGGCACGGGCTGAACCTGTATCTGCACTATACGAACAAAGTAAAGTAAAGCATGTGCGGGGATTAAATGATTTAGAAGATCAGATGGTACAGTGGGAACCTTTAGGGTCGATAGGCTCACCAGACCGTCTTGATGCTTTAGTTTGGGCTTTAACCGACCTCTCACTTAACGGATACGCAAAACCACAACTAAAACTAGCGTACTCCAGTGCCAAGGGTTTAATGTAATAAGATGGCAAAGAAACTTTCAGAGACAGAAGCAACCCAGATTTTAGGGATTGCTGGAGATAATACACAAAACGGTCAAATCCGTGCTGACGAGTTTCTGCCTGAACTGCGTGGCAAACGTGCTATCCGTAAGTATCGTGAGATGCGTGACAACGACAGTACTATTGGTGCTGTTATGTATGCGACAGAACAAGTACTACGTGACGTAGACATTAAGGTTATGCCAGCCAATGATACACCTGCAGCTAAACGTGAAGCTGAATTTGTGGAAAGTATCTTTGAGGACATGGATCATACCTTAGATGATCATATCTCTGAGGCTTTGTCGTCCCTGACATATGGTTTCTCTTGGTTTGAGGTTGTATATAAAAGACGTAAAGGCCCAAACAACCGTTCTGATAAGTCACGGTCTAAGTTTACTGATGGACGTATTGGTGTCCGTAAGATTGCCTCTCGTGCGCCTTGGACTATTTCTAAGTTTGACGTAGACCAGAAGACAGGTGATGTCTTAGGTGTACACCAAGAAGGTGCAGGGTTTAACAATACTAGCTTCATTCCTACTCGTAAGTCTTTATATTATCGCACTACAGCTATTAACAACGATCCTTCTGGTCGTTCTATACTTCGTAATGCGTATACTTCTTACGAATACCTTAACAATCTACAGAGCATCGAAGCTATCGCAGTTGAACGTGAACTTGCAGGTATTCCTGTGGCTCGTATTCCTGCTGAGTACCTCAGTACTGATGCTACTTCCGCACAAGCTGGGTTTGTCGGAAACCTGCAGCAGATACTCAGAGATGTTAAGTTTAACGAGCAGGGATATATTATCCTGCCCTCAGACACCTACCCCGATAAAGACGGAAGTCCTACCTCCAATCGGCTCGTAGATGTTGAGCTTATGGCCTCTAATGGTAAACGTAATATTGAGATTGACCCTATTGTAAAGCGGTATCAGCATGACATTGCTCGTTCCGTACTTTCAGAGTTTCTTATGCTTGGTGGTGGCAACACTGGTTCGTATGCACTATCCAAGTCTAAGACAGACCTGTTCCTCCGTGCCTTAGAAAGTTACATCCAAGCTATCGTCGATGTCTTAAATAAACAGCTTGTCGAGCGACTTTGGGAGTTGAACGGTCTGAACTATGATCTAATGCCAACAGTAGTTGCTGGTGATGTTGCTCCACACGACCTACGTGAGATCGCAGCATTCCTACGCAACCTAAATGGTGCTAATATTGATGTGTCGTCCCACCCAGAGGTTATCCAAGACCTTATGGATATTGCTGAACTAAGATACGACCAAGAAGTAACAACTGAACAGGAAACAGAATAATGGCTAGTCTAGCAGACAGAGTGTTTGACAATGGCCTTTCGGTGCTAGACACAGAGGCCAACCGTATTGACATTACCTCACAAGAGGTGACAACATATGCAGAAGCAACAAGTACATATACTTTAGGTAATTCAACCACACTTTCCATCGGCGCACCTGCTGATCGTACTGGTGGTGGTCGTGAAGTTACTGCTGCAGCTATCTCAGATGGTTCTGTCACTGGCACAGGTACTGCTACACACTACGCAATCGTTGATACGGCAAATTCTCGACTACTCGCCACAGGTTCATTAAACGCATCTCAATCAGTAACATCTGGTAACACGTTTTCTCTAGGATCATTTACTATCGGTATTCCTGATCCTGCATAGGTGACTTATGGTTAAGCTAGTCAACAGGGCAAAGATGTCCACTGCCACAACTGGCACAGGTACAGTAACTCTAGGTTCTGCTGAGAATGGATACCAAAGTTTTGCTGACGCAGGTGTTACTGATGGTGATGTTGTTTCCTATGTGATAGAAGACGAAGACAACTGGGAAATTGGCAGAGGTGTATATACATCTGTTGGTACGACACTTAGCAGAGGCCCACTAGAATCTAGTAACAGTGGATCAGCTATATCTCTATCAGGGGATGCTAAAGTATTTATCTCAGGTACTGTGAATGAGATTTACCCTTACACTAATACGACTATAAACACAGACCAGACTTTAGATTCTAATGTAGAATATGAAACAGGTAGTGGAACTACTATAAATTCTGGTGTTACCCTAACTATCCCGACTGACTCAAGACTTATAATAAACACGTACTCAGAAAAGCGTCCACTTTAGGATTACACAATGGGATTAAAATTAAATACTACATCTGGTTCTATTACGATAATTGCTGAAGATGGGTCAGGTAACGCAAACGTAACTATTCCTCGTGCAGGAGTAGGTACTGTCTCAGATTTATCAGACTTAAGTATTACAGCTACCGCAACTGAATTAAACTACGTGTCTGGTGTAACCAGTGATGTTCAAACCCAATTAGATACAAAAGCATCAACAGGTAAATCTATAGCTATGTCCATAGTATTTGGATAAGTAGGAGCAAATAAATGGTAGGCTTTTCCCCATTAGCCTCTAGTACGCTGGGAGAAGCTGGGGGCGTAATTAACTACGAGTTAGTCGCAAGTAATATTGCTACTCAACCCGCAACAGTTCAATCTACAGCCCTTACACAAGACCACAACTTAGGCGTTGTAAGTTTTGTAACTGGTGCGCCTTTATTACAAACAACAAGTCTTACTCAAGACCATTCCTTAACAAGTATAGCACTTGTATTTGGGACACCAGTATTAGGTAGTCCAAGTGTAACACAAGAATATAGCCTACTGGTAACAAACCTAATTTCAGGTACACCAGAACTAGCTAATGTAAATGTTACACAAGACCACGGTCTTACAGCATTAGGATTTACTCTAGGTTCTCCTGCAGTATCCGATGCACCGATGGCAGAAGATGAAACATTCTCTGCACCATCGTTAGAGACTGGTAATGTTGTAGTTGAAGACACAAGTATCTCACAAGATCACAGTGTCACTGCAACAAATATAGTTTCTCTGACACCAGAGTTAATTAAAGCTGGTTTAACTCAGGGTCACAACCTACAGCCTACAGAGTTTATCTCAGGTTCTCCACAAGTAGGCCAAGCTGATCTAACAGAAAACTATAGTTTACTTGCCACAGGCTTCGTTACAGCTACACCACAAGTTGATGCCGTAACGGCAATAGAGCAAGAGAATTTTACTGCAGACAACATAGTAACTGGCAACCCATTTACACAATCTGCAGAACTGTCACAAGACCACAGCCTAAGTCCTGTTGGTATATTAACCCCCTTCCCCGACTTAGGTGAACCTGTTGATCCTAATGCAATCATTGTCCAAGAAACTAAGGAAATAGAACAGATGTTTGGTGGTTGGCCTA